ATACATAAATAAATTATAAATTATAAAGGAGGAAATATGATTATACAAAGAATAAAAAAAGATTGCCGAATAAAATTATACAGATTAAAATATACAAATATAGGTATTAATGAAAAAATTCCTTCGTACTTAGGCAAAACTGGAAAAATTAAAGAAAATTATAAAAATTTAAATTTTTGCGCAAATAATGTACTTATCGAAATGGATGATGGTTTTTCATTTTGGGTATCATATAAAGATTTAATAGATTTATCTATTGGTGTAAATATGACCTTTAATGAAGTCCAAAAAATTTTAAATAATATTAATCCCGAGGGAGATTCGATTAAAACAGCATTGAATATATATTATGATTTTTTAAAAGGAATTTCCGAAAAAGAGATAGCTAGTAAATATAAGATAGATATATATTTAATACCAGAAATATATTTTTTATTTAAAAATTACTAAAGGAGTTTTATGGGAGACATCAGAGATATTAAAGTACAGGTTGCAGAACACCACAGTGATATTTTTAAAATAGATTTTATTAGTACTATTGAAAAACATCCTAATTTGCTTTATGCAGATACGGACAGCGTTTTATCGGATACAAAACTAATAATAAATGATAGCGAACTATCAATAGAAAAGTTTTTTAATACTTCGGAAGGAGATATAAAAGAACTTAAAAAAAATCATTTTATTAAAGTTTTAACCGAAGATTATATAACACCAAGTGTTTCGCAAGATATAGAATTGCAAAATAAAAAAGTAACATATATTATGAAACATAAGGTAAAAAAAAGATTTTTTAAAGTTAAAATAGAAGATAAAGAGATTATTATAACGGAGGACCATTCTTTAATAGTTCTTAGAAACAATAAGTTAATTTCTATAAAACCAAAGGATTTAGAAAATGGGGATAAATTATTCAAAATTTACCGAGATACCGAAGTGTCTTGAATGTGGAGAACCATTATGCGATGAAAAAGCTTGGAAAAGATATATTAAAAAAAACAAAGTGATTGGTAATACTGGATGCACATTAACCCCAAAAATAATTAATTCAAAAGAATATTATCGAGTGCGTTGCGATAAATGTTTCGAAAAAAAATTCGGAAGAAGACCAAAAAAATTAAATTGTCTTAGTTATGATATGGAATATTTATTAAATGTTCCAAAAAATGAATTAAAACAAAGTAATTCTAAAAGATCAGTTACTTTAGAAAATATGATATTTAGATACGGAGAAGAAGAAGGTGCTAAAAAATTTAACGAGTACCGAGAAAAACAAGCTTATACAAATTCGGAGGAATATTATATTAAAGAAAAAGGTTTTACTAAAGAAGAATATCAAAAATATAATTCCAAAAGATCAGTTACTCTGGAAAATATGATATCTAAGTATGGTAAAGAAAAAGGTACCAAAAAATTTAACGAATATCGAGAAAAACAAGCTTATACAAATTCAATGGAATATTATAAAAAAAAGTTTGGTAAAAATTGGAAAAGTGAATTCGATAAGACACAAAATAAAAAATTACCAACTTTAGAAAATTTTATGAATAGACATGGACCAATAAAAGGATTTATAAAATTTCAAAATTTTATAAATTCATTTTCTGGATTTTCTTCTAAAATAGCTACCGGAGTTTTTAAATATTTAGAGAAATTAATTATAGAAGATTTTCCAGAAATAGGACAATATATAAAATATGTTCCAAAAAATAAGGAGCATGTTATTATTGAAAATGGTAAACGATATATGATAGATTTCGTAATACTTGGAAATATAAATCTTGCGATTGAATTTAATGGATCAAATTACCATGCTAATCCAAAAAAATATTCGGAAAATGTTATACCAATTCCATATTTTTTTCCAGAATTAACCGCAGGGGAAATATGGAAAAGAGATAATATTAAAAATGACATTATTAAAAAATATTTTGATTTAAAAATTATTTGGGATGATTCTTTTGGTTATTCAGCAACTGAAAATTTAAAAAATAATACTTTTAAATATAATAAGTTTCTAGAAGAATTTTATAAAAATGAAATAAAGGTTTATTTAGATGAAAAATTTAAAACTTAAAGAATTTTCTAATTTCGAAATAGAAGATCTTGGAATTATAGAAGACTGGGTATATGATATCGAAGTTCAAGATAATCATAATTTTTTTGGAAATAATATTTTAGTACATAATAGTTCATATAATTATTTTAAAGTACCTTTTAATAAGTACGAAAATATACATAGAACTGTTGATTATTCTCAAAAAGTAGCAAAGGATTGTAATATCAAATACAGAAATGTATTTGATACTATTTTAAAAGAACGTGCTAATATAGATCCGAAATGGAATTTTATGGATTTTAAATCAGAAGTAATTGCTACAAGAGGATTTTTTAATACTAAAAAATTTTATGCTTTGGCTAAGATTTGGATGGAAGGAACTTTTTATGAAGATTTGGAAATTAAAAAAACGGGTGGTCAAATACTTAAAGCGGATACTTCTATAGTTACATTAGAATTCTTAAAAGAAATCTATAACGTATTAACTGTTCAAGTAGAATTCGATACTTTGGAAAAGATTAGATATCAAATTTATACCATTATAAAAAAGAAATACGTTGATTTAATTACTAAAAATATCAATGATTTTAATTTTAAAGAATTCGTTATTCCAAAGAAATGGCCAACAAAAGCAACTAAAACAGTTCCTACTCATATTCAGGGAGCGATGTTTTATAATCTTATTTTTGATGATCAGTTAAGACCAGGTGATAGTTTATTAATGGTTCCTGTAATTATTAATAAGAATCTGGTTTATAAAAAATATCAACATTACCAAAGAAGTCCTTATCAATTACCAAACGATTTTATAAAAGATAAATTAAATATTATTTCATTTCCATCTGATTTAGAATTTACAGATTCTAAAAAACAGGAAATTATTTCAAAATTACAGCAGCTCGATATTCGTATAGATTTTGACAGAATTCTTAATTTTAATATAAATATGAAACTGGCGGCTTTTGATAAATTGTTTCCCAAAGGAGTCTAGATGAGACCAGAAGATTTAGTTGGAATACCATATCCAAAAAAGGAAATCGAAAATTTTCTATACCGAAAATCATTAAAACATTATCAATTTTATAATGTCGATTTTAATCCAAATGCATATGCATTTCATAACTTTAAACGATTGGGTTATGAAGAAGCAGCGTATGATAAAAAAATACTTAATAAATCATATTATGATATCGAGGTATTTATTGAACCAGGAGTTTTCCCAGATTCGGAAATAGCGGATAGACCAATAAATGCTATAGCAGTATATAACAATATGACTAATATCAGTACTATTTATTATCTAAAGCAAGTTCAGGTAGTGGAGAGTGGAAGATTGGTAACTCATACTCCAAAGATTAATGACCAGACTCAATTACAACAATTTGTCGAAGAAGGTTATAAAAAGTTATGCGATGATGATCCAAACTATATAGTTCCAGATTTAGAAATAAAAGTGCTTGGTTTTGATTCGGAAGTTGATTTACTAAGAACTTTTTTTAGAGATCGTTTAATGGAAGAAACTTTATTTTTAATTGGATTTAATAGTAATCTTTTTGATAATCCGTATATATTTAACAGATTTATAAATCTTACGAATAAAGAGGATACTGCAAATTATGTTTCGCAATTTGGGGAATTATCGAATAATGGGAAATATTTTAAAATTCCAGATTATCTATTAATTGATTTATTGGAAATGTATAAACCAGTTGATCAGGGTGGTGGTGGATTTGGTAAATCTTTACCAAATTTTAAACTTCAGACAATTATTCAAAAAGAATTAAAGATGTCTAAATTGGATTTACCTGGTGGATTCAATGAAAATTATCTAGAGAATTTACCTAATTATCTATTGTATAATATGATAGATGTTATTCCAATTTTTAAATTGGATACTAAGTTACAGTTCCTAGAATTACAATGGTCATTAAATTCATATAATGATAGTATTATGTCTGCTACTACTGGTGGTAGATCGTTAATGTATACTTTTAGAAATAATCTTCATTATGTTATGGAAGATAAACTTTTAAGATATACTAAATTAAATAAAGAAATTCATTTCGAAGTTTAAAAGGAAAGTTATGGATACTCGAAAACATAACTATCAAAAAATTATTCAAAAAATTAAATCGTATCCAAAATTAAAAAAATATAATTATTGTATTAATCAGAATTGGTATGATAAGTATTATAAAAATTTAAAAACAAGATTTGTTTTACTTTGTCCAGAACATGGTTTAATTATTCAAAAACTTCAAAGCCCTTTCGATGGAAAAGGTTGTAAATATTGCTCTAGTACTTCGAAATTAAATTTCGAAAAAATAAAAAACGATATTTATAAAAAGCATAAAAATAAATACAAGTATTTAAATTTAAATAAAGAATGGTTTGATAATAATTATAAAGGTACTCAAAAAACTTGGTTAAAAATTATTTGCTCGGAACATGGAGAATTTTCTCAAACCATTTTCGCACATAGAAATGGTTCTGGATGCCCTAAATGCAATTCAAGCAAAGGTGAAAAAAGAATCCGAAATTTTTTAGAAGAGAATAATATATCTTATGAACAAGAAGCTAAACTTTTTAAAAATTATAGATTTGATTTCTATCTAAAGGATTTAAATACTGTTATAGAATATGATGGAAGACAGCATTTTGAAAAAGATAATTATTTTGGAGGAGAAGAAGGGTTTATAAAAACTCAAGAACGTGATAAAATAAAAAACAATTATTGTTTAGAAAATAATATAAATTTAATTAGATTATCGTATAAACAATTCGAAGATATAGAAATTATACTTCGGGAAAAACTAGATAACTATCAACAGTTATCTAAAATTAAATAAGGAGGATAAATGAAAATTGGAAATTATGAAATTTTTACTGGTGCTTTTGATGGAGTGCTAACGGAAAAAGATTCTATCGGATCTAATAAAGTAACTACTTGGTTAGGTGTTATAGATAATTACGAATATAAAGTATATATTATTTTATTTTTGCGAATTCTTATAAATAAAAAAGATTTGAATTATGTTTGGTAAAATAAAAAATTACTTTAATTTTATTGAAAATCTCAAGTATTATTTTACCTTTTTAATTAAAGATAAAGATGATGATTTTATTTATATAAATAAATTACTTTTACTTAAATTAAAAAAGGTTGAATCTATTTGGGGTAAGGAAACGAATTACGCTGGTGATTACGATGACAAGGAAAAACTTAAGGAATTAATCCAAGAGTTAGAAAAGGTTATCGAATTTCAAGAAACGTCCGAAGACGAACGAGAAAATAAAAAGCGTAATTTTAAAATTTATGGTAAGCTTGGTAATTTAATACCAAAGCTTTGGAATTAGGAGAATATTATGTTACCGTGGTATTCAATTAATTCGACGAGTAATGGAAGATATAATAATATTGAAAATATAAGATTTTCCACAGTTAGAGATAAAATAGTAAAAATAGAGTTATTTGCTTTAAATGAATTAATTAAAATTTATCCTAACTTTAAAAAATATGGCGAGTATATTATTTTCGGGGAAGATTTATTTTTTAATTATAAAAATTATCTTTTGTTTGAAAACGATACCAATTTTGGTGGATATGGAAAAATAATAACTTTTAAAAATATTATGGAATATGATCTTATAAGAGGAGATACTTTTAAGTTATGTACTTTTCTTAAATATCCATTCAAAGATATTTATATTCAATCAGGTTTATATATTTATAATTGGATGGTAAAGAGAATATCTATTTATCCTATGATAACTTTTAAAAATAGGCGAGTCGAAACACAAAGACCTATAATAGGAAGTGAGATAGATTGTTTAGTAGAATATAAATTAAAAACGAATGTTGATAAATCATTTTATCCATTAATGTTAAAATATAGAACTGAACCAGTCCAAGAGACTCAAGAAGGTTTTATATTGAATTGGTAAAGGAGAACTTATGGAAAACGAGGAAAATACGATACGAAAAGTACATATTAAAGAAATTGAATTATTCAATGGGGCGGTCGATATTAAAGAAACCTTAGTTGATCGCGGCTTAGAAGATGTTTTAGTGGTCGGTATTGCCAGAGGTGGTTTAAACTTAGCACAAATGTTATCATATGGTTTAAATTGTCCAGTGGAAACGATAAGTATTCAATTACGCGATTGTAAAACTGAAAATGATCCAGAAGAATTATATCATAAAATTTTTGATTATTTTAGTACATTGATAGAAGAATGTACTTACAAAAATATTATTTTTACGGATGATTTAATTGATTCTGGAGATACCATCGACTTAATTAAAACAGTTTTTAATGATGTAGTAAAGGTATATAAAGATGAGACGAATTTAAATATTCATTTTGCTGTTTCTTTTATGGATAAAAAATATCTTCAAAAAATAAGAGAAGAAACTTTTGCTGATCAGGATCTCAGAGTTAGCTATTATTATGGAGATCTTAAACCTGAAGGTTGGTTAGTATTTCCTTGGGATATTATATAATGAATACGAATGGTAGTTATTATAGATATTATAATCAAACTACAGATAAGGTAAAAATATGAGATATTCATTAGAACACGAAAAAGAAGCAAATGATAAAAAGAAATTGCATTTTGGAACATTAAGCAATATGCCAACAATTAGTGAATGGTTTGTTTCTCTCGAAGGAGAAGGAAATAGCATTGGCGAACCAAGTCTTTATATTAGACTTAATGGTTGTTATTCTGCTAAATGTTCTTGGTGCGATTCTAAATATTCTTGGTATTCCGATGAAGGACAAGAATTAGAAAAACTCGGTAAGGAGATTAAAGCAGAAATCAAAGATAAAGAGATCAAACGTCTTACTATTACTGGAGGGGAACCACTTCATTTTATAGCAAGTCTTAATAAAATTATCGATTGGTTAGCTGATAATGATATTCATTTTGATTTTATCGGTATCGAAAGTAATGGTAATCTTTTACAAGATAAAAAAATTGTAATGGAAACTATCAAAACTTTCAATATTATTGAAAGACAATGTGGAACTTTGCCAACATTAACAATTAGTCCGAAATTAGATACAGAAGCATGTTATGGTGGAGAATTATCTCAAGAACAAGTGTGGAATATGTATAATAAAGTAATTGATAACTGTATGAATTACTTTAATAAAAGTCATTTATATTTTAAGTTTGTGTGGGAAGCCGATAAAGAAAATCCAGATAATCTTATGTTTATTAATAGATTAAAAGGATTTAATCTTGGTAGAAAGCATATTATGCTAATGCCTTGGACTCCGGATGAACCACATGGTAAAGATATAGAACTTTGGAAAAAATCCCAGCATACTGCTTCAAGAGAAGCTTTAAAATTAGGTATTAAATATTCACCAAGATTACATATTGATATAGAAATGGATTAAAATGGATAATATTAATTATTCTAATTATTCGATAACTATCGAAATAAAAAAAGATTTAACAATTCCAAATAATCAACTTTCGTTGGAAAATTGTACCAAATTATATGGTTCCAGAATTTTAAAATTTGGGACAGTTAAAAATTGTTATGATTTAAATTGTGTACCGTTAAATGAATTAATTTTAACTGATTTAAACGAATCAGAATTCTTTGCGATTATGTCAGGTTTAATATTATTAGAAATAAATATTTATTTAAATGGGACTAAGGTTTATAAAAACATTTATAAACCTAAATCAATAAAAGAATTAAATGAAAATTCAAAAACTAACTTTTCGATAAGATCTGTTCAAATAATATTAGAATCGATGTTTATATTTAATATATCTACTGATATAAATTTGGACAATATTAGTCTCATTAATTATCCAAATTTTAAAAATTTGGATAATTATATAAACGCTATTAACTATTTTAAAAAAATTTATGGAGATGGTATAACTTCATATACCAATATAAATAATTCTTCAAAAACTATCCTAAATAGTTATTATTTTTCTCTAAATTTTAGTAATTTGGAACATCTGATTTTATTAATATATCGAAATAGAATATCCGTATCTCCAACCATATTTGGAATTGATGAAAGTTATCCTGTTGATAATGGGACTTTAAAAACGGACGGAGTTGCGGAAATAATAACATTAGATTTGGAGGACACAGATGGAATAAAATTTCTAGATTCAAAAGTAATCGAATTTTTAAAAACTGATTCATATTCGATGTCAAATGCACAATTTATACATAATTATTATTCGTATTCGTATATAAAAAATTATATACTGAGTACTTTAAGATATAAAAATACTAGATCGAATGAAGTATATGAATTACCTCCACTATTAAATACAAAAATAGAAAATTATATAGTCGGGGGCGAGGAATTAAACAACGAAATGTATTCAATAAATGATGAGCCAAGTTATTTCGAAATCGAAGGAAACTTATCAAAATTGGATGTTATAGAATACAGAAATAATATTTTAAAGTTTTATAACCGCAATCCAAAAATATATAAAATAGATTTTTCTAAAGCTCCATTGGAATTATTTAAATTGGGTAGAAAAACCGATTTAGGAAGATTAAATGGAAATTCTATTATTATAGCAGCGGAAGTAAATTTCAATTTTTCAAATGATATTGATAATGCACCAGGTAAAATAATTGACGATGCGAATCATTTATGTTCGGGTTCATTATTTTTATTAAATTGGAAATAATATCTTGGCCGAAGCCAAGAATTTTAAATACAAAAGGAAAAATAAAATGTTACATACAAAAATTAAGGATCTATTATTAACGAAGGTTCCTAATATAACAAACTTTTTAAAAGATATGGAATTACCAACTTCTTATTTAGGAATCCGTTATTTTTTATCTGGAAAACAAGATAAAATTGGGGAAAAAGGTTTGGATAAAATTATAGATAAACTCGGGTACGAAATGATCCTAGTTCCTGTAAAAACCGAAGAGGATAAAGCAGAAGCTATAAAACTACAGGATAAATTTATAACTGATTTAGATCAGTATTTGGATAAATTCAAAGGGGATCAAAAAACAACTAGAAGAACTATCGAAAATACAGAACCGGTTGCAATCGAAAGTATTTTAACTGATTTGGATACTACTGCTCCAAATACTTTTAAATCGGGGTCGGGAGATGAAACAAAAATTGATCTGGGTATAACCCTGGACGATTTATTTTAAATTTTAAAGGAGAAATATGACATTATTAAAGGTACTCGAAGAAAATGAACATGTTGTGTCGGAGGAAGAGAATAAAAAACACGAAATCATGGTTAATTTAATTAAACGGTTATATCACGATTTGGATATTTATTCAAAATCTCTTATATATATTTGGCAAGACGATAACCGTATTAAAATTAATATGGATGGTGGTCAAGAAACTTTTCATATTAAAAAGGGTACAAAATATTTTCATAATCCGGAAATATCGGAAGATTCTTTAATATTAAAAGAACATATTGAAAATCAAATAAAAGATTTTATGAAAGCAAGAGGATTGGAAATATATAATTTTTATATGGATCCAAGAAAAATTATTTTTAAAATAAAAGCTTTTAAAAAGGTGGATTTAGAAAAATGTCTTTATTAACTTATTCTAAAAATCAAGTAAAAGAATATCAAAAAAAATACAATGTAAAATTTCAAAACGAGTTTCCTAGAGATTTTTTAAGAGGTATCTATGCTTTTAAAAACACTCCGGTAAATATTCATAACAATATACGGCAGGAAATTTTATACAATAGTATTTTAAATATGTTTAATTATAATTTTTGGCCAAAGAATGGTATCAACTATTCTAGAAGTAAAGAATTAAATAATCTTTTACTATCGAGAATATATCCAGAAATCGATTTATTATTAACAGATAGAAAATTATTTTTAAAAAAATTGAAAACCGTTTTACTATTAGAAAACTTTAAAATGATTGATTGGTATATCGAGGATATAAATAAATTATTTATTATCGATAGTACAAATTTTGAAAAAGATTTATCGTTAATTGAATTCGAACTTGGACAATTAAAATTTGTAAACAAAACGTATTCTGATTATGCCTTAGATTATCTAAGCGCTTACCGAAGATATTATAAGTTTTTAAAAAGATATTTTAGTGGTTATGGGCATGATAAATTTCAAAAAAGAGAGATACTCGCGTGGAATTTAATTACAGAAAATATTGGTTTAGATAGATCTAAATTAATTAATTTGGAAAAATGTTTTATTCCAATTGATTATAGAATACCTAGTATTTTAAAACATGCTGGAGTATTAAAACTTCCAGTACAATTTGATAAATATTTTCTTAATAAAGAAATATTATCTAGCGAAGATGAAAAAGTTTTAAGAAGTTTTACTTATTTAACTTTACAAAAGTTAAAGAAAAATCTTAAACGATTTGGGGATGGTCTTGCGGATTACGAATTAGATAAAACTTTATTTAATATGTATTCTCAATATCGAGATGTTTATGGCGAAAGTCATTTTAAATATAATACGACAGCTTATTAAAGCTATACAAAGGAAAATATAATGAAAAAAGTAGAAGATTTACCAGAAATTACAAGTGGATTAACTTGGGCAAATGATAAAAAAGTTTATACGGTTATTGAAGTTAATGAGGATGAAGTACAGTATTTAGTAAATAACCCAGGCAAAAGTGCTAAAATAAAAACAAAACATATCAACAAAATTGTAAAAATGTTATTAAAAGCTTCGGATATTTTTGCTAAAGATACAACCGAAGCAAGTATTCCGCAGATTACTGGTATTTTTATAAACGCGGATGAAATAATTTTGAGAGATTTACCGTTGGAGCAACCATTGTCAAATGGTATGGAAACTATTTATTGTTTTTCATTGGATTCTAAAAAAGGTAAACTACTTATTGGAGCATCTAGAACCGATACTAATCCAACTTGGATGGATATACAAGATGTTTTTAAAATAGTGGATGATAACTTTTTGCAAGGTATTTCTCAACATAAAGTGGATCTTGGAAATGATTTAGACGAAGATGTTATTCGTAAAAAAGCATTACAGGAAATTAAAAAATTAAAGAATAAATAGATCGTAAGATCTATTTATTCTTGTCGTTAAAATAAGGTCTTGGCCGAAGCCAAAAAAATAAAAAATTTAAATAAAAAAGGAAGTCCAAATGGCAACAATTATCTCAACTACAACTACTATGAATATCGCAGCAACTGCTAAATCAGGAGCATCTTCTTTAGATGCTCTTTTACAAGAAGCTGTTCAAAGTTCTGGAAGCGCTACTAGTGCTTCAAGCGTTTCCGGTACTCC